AACAACAAGAATCTTAAAATAAATTATTAAATTAAATTAAAATGGATATTTCGCAAAAAATATTAAGTGACATTACTGTCTTTATGAAATACGCTAAGTTTCAACCCGAAAAGAATCGGAGAGAGACTTGGGAAGAGTTGGTAACTCGTAACAAAGAGATGCACCAACGTAAGTACCCCCACATCAAAGATGAGATAGAGGAGGTATATAAAATGGTATACGACAAGAAAGTATTACCATCAATGAGGTCTTTACAATTCGGTGGAAAACCAATTGAGATATCACCAAACAGAGTTTATAATTGTGCATATATGCCAATCGATCACGTTGACTCGTTTTCTGAAACAATGTTTTTACTTTTAGGTGGAACAGGTGTTGGTTACTCAGTTCAAAAACACCACGTTGAAAAATTACCAGATATTAAAAAACCAAACCCTGAAAGAACAAGACGTTACCTTATTGGTGATTCTATTGAAGGATGGGCAGACGCAATTAAAGTATTGATGGAATCATACTTGGGATACAAGTCATCAACACCCGTATTTGACTTTTCAGATATCAGACACAAAGGTGCGATGCTTGTGACATCAGGAGGAAAGGCTCCGGGACCTCAACCATTAAAAGATTGTATCCACAACATTACAAAAGTATTGGATAACAAAAAAGATGGTGAAAAATTAACACCTATTGAAACTCACGATATCGTATGTCATATTGCTGACGCAGTACTTGCAGGTGGTATCAGACGAGCTGCACTTATCTCATTATTTTCAGCTGATGATGAAGAAATGATTTCTTGTAAATCAGGTAGTTGGTGGGAACAAAACGCACAAAGAGGTAGAGCTAATAACTCGGCAGTACTTCTTCGTCACAAAATCACAAAAGAATTCTTTATGGATTTGTGGAAACGTATTGAGTTGTCAGGAGCAGGTGAACCAGGAATCTACCTATCTAACGATAAAGATTGGGGAACAAACCCATGTTGTGAAATCGCACTAAGACCATTCCAATTCTGTAACCTATGTGAGGTAAATGCGTCTGATATTGAATCACAAGAGGACTTCGATAAAAGAGTTAGAGCAGCCGCGTTCATTGGAACATTACAAGCCGGATACACTGACTTTCATTACCTAAGAGATATTTGGAAAAGAACGACTGAAAAAGATGCACTTATTGGTGTTGGAATGACAGGTATTGGTTCAGGGGTTGTTTTAGGGTATGATATGAAAAAAGCCGCTAAGGCGGTTAAAGAAGAAAATGAAAGAGTTGCAACACTTATTGGGATTAACAAATCAGCAAGAACAACAACCGTTAAACCGTCAGGTACCTCATCATTGGTATTAGGTACTTCATCAGGAATCCACGCTTGGCATAATGACTTCTATTTAAGAAGAATCCGTGTAGGTAAAAATGAATCAATCTATTCTTACTTGGCAATTAATCACCCTGAGTTAATTGAAGATGAGTTTTTCCGTCCTCACGATACTGCAGTTATTAGTATACCACAAAAAGCTCCAGAAGGTGCGATTATAAGACATGAGTCTGTATTCCAAATGTTGGAAAGAGTTAAAAAAGTATCTCAAGAATGGATTAAACCTGGACATAGAAACGGACAAAACTCTCACAACGTATCTGCAACAGTTTCAATTAAAGAAGATGAGTGGGATTTAGTAGGTGAATGGATGTGGAATAACAGAGATTTTTATAATGGACTTTCTGTATTACCATACAACGGAGGTTCGTATACCCAGGCTCCGTTTTCCGATTGTACAAAAGAAGAATATGAAAACTTAGTAAAAACATTAACTAATATTGATCTTACTAAAGTAATTGAGTTACAAGATAACACCGACCTACGAGGAGAAGTTGCGTGTGCTGGTGGAGCATGTGAAATTGTTTAAGTTATGAAAGCACAATGGGGAAATAATATAACGCTAACATACCAAGTATTGTTAGCGTTTTATAACCAAAGAAAAACTAACTAATATGAATGTAGGAGCATCAAAAGATTGGATACAACAACAATACGTTAGAGAGTTTGGACCAAAACTCCAGACAACTGAATTTTATTATGATAGTCAAGGTAGAATGGTTATGACAGAAGAATATCATATGAAACGTGGTAAGTGTTGTGGCAATGGTTGCTTACATTGTCCATACGAACCCAGACACGAAAGAGGAAATAAAGTTTTACAAGAATCCCGACATTAAGTTGGGATTTTTTTTATTTATATAAAATTATATCAGGTTATATTTATTTGATATGGCAGATGGAATTACATACGGTATAATATTTCCTTTTAGACAAAGTATTGATGGAAAATTTTTATTACTTTCTGAAGAAACAAATGATGAAATAAGAAGTAATTTAATTCACCTATTATTGACAAGAAAGGGTAGTCGTTATTTTTTACCAGATTTTGGTACAAGATTATATGATTTTATTTTTGAACCTTTAGATGGGTTAACTTTTGATAGCATTAAGACCGAAATAGAAGATTCTGTTACTAAATATATCCCCAACCTAACAATACAAAACATTTCGATAGAACCTTACGTAAATACCGAACCTTCTTTAGGTGAATTGCCGGTAGAACAATTTGATGTACCAATTTATAGAGTGCCTGGTGCAAACACAGAAGAATATACCGCAAAAGTAAAAATAGAATACATAGATAATTCAAGTGCTTTTGGGACTAGAGAATTCGTAATAATCAATATTTAATATTATATGGCAAATAGAAAAATTTCATATACAGAAAGAGACTTTGAAGGAATAAGAAGGGAGTTAATAAATTACACCCAACAGTATTATCCTGAACTTATACAAAACTTTAATGATGCTTCGGTATTTTCGGTATTGATGGATTTAAATGCCGCTATCACTGATAATTTACATTTTCATATTGATAGAAGTATCCAAGAAACCGTACTACAATATGCCCAACAAAGGTCATCAGTATTTAATATTGCAAGAACTTATGGTTTAAAAATACCAGGATTTAGACCATCGGTTACAATTGCTGATATTTCTATAACCGTACCACCGGCAGGTGATTCAGATAACACCGCATACTTGGGTGTTTTAAGGGCGGGATCACAATTTGCGGGTGCAGGGACAATATTTGAAAATCTTTATGATATTGATTTTTCTTCAGACTATAACATTGAAGGGTTTGTAAATAGAACTAAGATACCGACATTTGACCAGAACAATAATATTGTTAATTATGTCATCACAAAAAGAGAAGTTATTGTAAACGGATCTACAAAAATATTTAAAATAGTTATTAATAGTAATAATGTGGTTCCCTTTTATAATTTCTTTTTACCTGAAAAAAATGTTTTAGGGGTAACATCAATTATTCAAAAAGACGGAACATCTTATCAAAACACACCAACATATGCTGAATTTAATTCAAGTAATGGAAGATGGTATGAAGTCGATGCTTTAGTAGAGGATACTGTATTTATTGAAGACACAACAAAACCTGTTGATTCTGCCGGTGTAAAAGTTGGTAAATACATTAAAACCGATAATAGGTTTATTACTGAATACACGCCCGAAGGGTTTTTAAAAATACAATTTGGGGCTGGTACAACTACACCAAACCAACAACTTCAACAATTTACTCAAACGGGTATACCGTTAAAATTACAAAATTACCAAAATAATATAGGTCTTGGATTAACTGTTCAACCTAACACCACACTTTTTGTCCAATATAGAGTTGGTGGTGGTTTGGTTTCAAATATAGGTGTTGGTGCAATATCTCAAGTTGTAACTGCAGACTTCTATGTTAATGGTCCATCGGATAGTATAAATAGAAGTGTAACACAATCGTTAAGTGTAAATAATGTTACCGCAGCAATAGGTGGGTCAAATCAACCATCAATTGATGAGGTTAGAAACATGGTTACATTTAATTTTGCATCACAAAAAAGAGCGGTAACAATAAATGATTATAAATCATTAATAGATACTATGCCGGGTAATTACGGTGCTCCGGCTAAAGTTTCAATAACTGAGTTAGATAATAAAATTTTGATAAAAATATTATCTTACGACAATACAGGTGTTTTAACTCAAACAGTTTCTAATAACCTAAAAACAAATTTAGCAACCTACCTTTCAAAATATAGAATGATAAATGATTACATATCTATTGAAGTTGCAAAAGTTATAGATTTGGAGTTAGAGTTTTTTGTTGTGTTAGATAATGCTGGTTCACAATCCGAAGTTATAACTCAAATTATTAATCAAGTTAGCACATATATGAATCCTAGTAGTAAAGAACTCGGACAAAATCTAAACGTATCTGATTTACGAAGATTAGTTCAAGATATTGGAGGGGTAAATACGTTGGCGGAAATTAGAGTTTATAACAAAGTTGGTGGTCAGTATTCTTCTTCAGAAACATCACAAAGATATGTCGATAATACAACAAAACAAATAGCTTTAGTTGACGATACTATATTTGCTGAACCCGATCAAATATATCAAATTAGGTTCCCAAGAAAAGACATAAAGGTTAGAGTTAAAAACCTTTCAACCGTAGACTTCTCATAAGATTATTTATTTTGGCAATACTCTTGTTATTTTTAAAATAACTAACATAACTATTTATCAACAAAGAGAAGTATGTCCAAAAACTATAGATTAAGAACCACACCGGGAATAGACAAAAACATTAGAATTAAGGTAGATCAAGATTTTGATTTTATTGAAATATTATCTTTAAAATTAAAACAGGAAGACGTTTACACGAGGTTTTGTGCTGATTATGGGGTGGTTGCTGGTAGGGTAATTGCCAATGGTGGGTATGGGGTGCCAAATGTAACAGTTTCGGTATTCGTACCACTTTCAGTTGACGACTCTGAAGATCCCGTCATCTCAACATTATATCCATATAAAACTTTAACCGACAAAAATGAAGATGGTTATAGATATAACCTTTTACCTTATGTTCAAGAATATGGAGGGCACAACCCAACAGGGACTTTTCCTGATAGAGAGGATGTTGTAAGTAACGGTACGGTATTAGAGGTTTATGAAAAATATTATAAATACACAGTTAGAACTAACGATAGTGGTGACTTTATGATTGTCGGAGTTCCATTAGGACAACAAATAGTTGTGATGGATATGGACGTATCAAATATTGGTTGTTTTTCTTTAAGACCTGCCGATCTTATAAGAATGGGTATGGGTAGTGAAGGACAATTTGAGGGGTCATCTTTTAAATCATCACCTGATTTAGATTCTTTACCACAAATAGTTAATGAAAAGAAAGAAGTTGAAGTAACTTCGTTTTGGGGTGATGATGAGTTATGTAATATTGGTATCACAAGAGTGGATTTTGATTTGAGGGATTTAGGAATTCAAATTGAACCTCAAGCAATATTCATGGGATCAATGTTTTCAACAACAGATGAAGATGCGTTACAAACTAATTGTAAACCAAAATTTGATACAGGAAATCTTTGTGATTTGGTTACGGCACCTGGTACCATTTTAGCTATCAGACAAACAATATATACAGACGCCGCAGGATACCCAATACTTGAACAATATAAATTACCTGAAGGTGGAAATATTATTGATAGTGACGGTACTTGGTTAATTGAGATGCCGATGAATTTGGATTATATTACAACAAACGAATTTGGAGAACAAGTAATATCAAATGACCCTAAAGTAGGTATCCCAACAAAGGCAAAATATAGATTTAAAATTCAATACCAAAATGAAGGTTTTGCCGCATCAACACAAAGAGCAGATTATTTGGTTCCTAATATTAGAGAATATGGGTGGAACTCAACACCAACCGCAAATGGACCAGCAAATGATACATTACAAAGACAATCATATGCGTTTAGTTTAGATTGGACTGATTACGGAGATACTGGGACAACGATTGGTCAAAAAATGATAGCAGACGCAATAAACTGTGAAGATAAGTTTTTTGAATTTAATTATAACAGAGTTTATACCGTTTCAAGTTTTATTGATAGATGGAAATGGGGATTTAATAGGTCAAGACATTTAGGGATAAAAGAAATCACAAATAGAGAGTGTTCAACAACAACAAATAGAATGCCTGTTAATGATGGTGTTAGAAATTTTGATTTAATATTTTTCTTATTTAATTTAGTTATAACCATTTTCTCTCCATTGGCTTTTGTCTTAATACCATTAATGCACGTTATTGCAAAATTTTGGCCTATTGCTAGATGGGCATTAGCGATAGGGGTTCCTATTTTTATAACATATTTAATCGTCCAATCGGTGGGGGCGGCCTTCGCAGCTTTTCCTGCAGTTGGATTAATGATTTTATCGGCAGCCTTTGCTATAATATTGGGTTTGGCTTTGGCGTTTTATATTGCTAGAGTATTACCATTAATGTTTGCAACATCCAGTTTAAAAGGAATAACATTACCATCTATGACGTATCCTGATTGTGAGGCCTGTTCGTGTGAAGCGCAAGATTTAACATTAGAAGAAATTGTCGGTGATGGGACTACTGGTAGTTTAGAAACATTGGTAATAAGACGAAATAATATATATACAAGAAAAAACTCATCATTTTTGTGTGACGTTAATTCAAATTCATTTTGGAGTGCGATACCTAATGAGTCTATATGTGATGCTAATGGTAATAATAGTGATTGTACCATTAACGTCAATAGTTTACCATTTTGTGGGTTAAGAACTGACAATTTTGATGGGGGGGCTAACTTAGAAGGACAAAAATACCAAATGAATAGTTACGGTATTAGATACGCAATTGCAGGATATCCGAATGAAAAAATAAAAGGAACGCCAACCAGTAGATTGTTTTTCCCTGACGGAAACGCAATATTTCAACAAGACATAACATGGTCACAAAGATTAAATTTGGCAAATGTAAGACAAAGGTATTTTGAAGACCTTTCGGGATTTAAGTCACAAAACATTATCACAACCACCGTTGAAAATGATGGTTACCCATCACAACCTTTTACAGATAATGTTATGGTACTTGTTTGTGATCCTAACACTCTTGATAGTTATCCTGCCGGTTCTTTATTGACATTTAATAATCCTGAAAATATTGATGACAAAAATATTAGTGGGTTTAATGTTAGTGGACAAACTGAAAATCAATTCGGTACCAACGCTATTACAGGAACATCTTTAACGAGCACAACGGTAACTCTTTATTATATTGACCAATTTGGAAACACACAACCGGCAAATATATATTTAACCGGATCCTCAACAGAAAGAACCTATAATTTTAAGGGTGGGATTGAATATTTTCAAGTGATAACCGGAATGACAATGAATACTTTAAATGGTTTAATACCATCATCTAGTCATGGTTTTTTAAGATCATTTATTACACAACCAAGACAAAGAATATATTACAGAAAAAGTTGTGGTGGTGGAAATTCTGAAAATACTGATTTTGATGTTTATAATCTTATAAATCCTATGCAATCAATAGGTAACCCTGCATGGAAAAGTTTATCTGTGCTTTTTTTAGTAAGAGGAGTCGATACATTTACAGAAAAACAAATAGTAAAATACGATTTATCAAAATTATTTAAATGGGATAACCCATTAAACACAATAACGGTTAAAGGTAAATACTATTTAAACGTACCAATACAACCTAATAGTGGTGGGATTAGTACCGATTGGTGGATAAACAATAAAACACCCGAATCACACGAAGTCCCATATCAGTTTTCAAAAATCTATCACAAACCATTCAACTTTAGACCCGATCCTAATTTGTTCTCCGCCTTTACCACTAATACAATAAAATATTATTCCGCATTAGATAGAAAAATGCAACTTTATGGTGGTTTTAAATCTTTTAGTGGTGATGATTACGGGATAAATAACTCACTCGCTGTTAGGGCTTATAACTCATCTAATAGTTATTTTTACGATTCTGGGCTTAGTGACTACGGAACGAATCAAACTTATAGAGTTTGTTATTTAGCTCTAAATAATGGTGAGGCTAGAACAATCCAAGGAAACGTTGAGGGAGGATCTTATTTGTATACTAATATTGATCAATTTAATGATGGTTTGACAGGTTTATTATCAAGAAGAGATTTCGGATCAGAAAGTAATTTACAAAATTATGTTACTGGTGATAGTGTGCCGGTTCCGGGCCTTGATCTAAGTAATTTCAATAGACCTAGATTATTTTCACCCGCATATTATATAGAAAACACAACCTTACAAGCAACAATTACTTTTGACAATAACGTTGATAATGCCAGAATGATTTTAAGGTCCGATAGACTACCAACATCCGATAATGTACAAACGATAGGTAATAATGGATATGCGTTATATCAAAATGATAACTTAACAATATATAGAATTTTAGATAGTGGTGAGGTCATACAATTGGGTGGACCACAAACCGATTACACGGGGAATTCGGACGATTATAGTGAAGATGCTATTTCAGGAACAACTTCTGTACTTGCAACATTTAGTTGTGAAGGAATGGTACCTCTTCCTTGTTATAGTGGGTCAGGAGATAATTTTGGAGTAAAATCACCATGTCCTGAAAATGAAAACCCAACAAGAATTTCTAAAGGTTGTTATAAATTAATTCAAGAACCATATTTAACTGACGGTGCAATTTTAAGAGATTATAATAATTTCTTTGAATGGAAATCAAGATTTAGATTATTATTTGGTGCGTGTAGAGGGGTTATAAGTCACGTATTTCAAAACAATTGGGTAAATGGTACTCTTTATTCATATGCGTTTAAAAAGAAAACAATATTTGATGCTCAAAATAATCCAAAAAAATATGTGTTTTGTGGATCAAAAGATTTTGATTTAGTACCAGGAAGAGAAAATCAAGGACCTATTTATTTAGATGATCAAACAAGTACTTTCTATTATAGGTCGACACCATATGTTTTACAACAAAATGGTACAAATGTTACTGGATATTTTATAGGTCAACAACCAAGAGCGAATAACCAAAACATTAAATTCATATATGGTAAAGGATCTAACGAAAGGAATTTACATTTCCCTACCACTATGATGGATTTAGGACCAAGAGATCAATTCGCAAAAGAAATATGTTTAAATCCTCAATTAGAAAATTATTTAGTTGAGACCGTCCAATCAACATCATTTAATGATACAAGTGATCTACTTTTATTGTTTATAGTGTCAAGATTAGTTAATACAGGTTTTTGGGAGTTGGCTCTTAGTAGAGGTGATGCATCAATTAACCAACTTTTTTCAAGATCTGACGATAGAATTGATGGTGATGTTGCACAATTATTTAGCATTAATTCAGAATATGGGATCATACCATTTAATGAACAATTCTACGGGAATGACGACATAGTATTAGGGACACCAAATGAGATATTTTATGGCGTTTTATTCTCAGCAATAACACAAAATAGAGTCGCATTAACGCCAGGAATCGCTACGTTTGGGAATGTCCAACAACTTGTAGGATACCCTAAAACACAAGTAGTCCCTATGTATAATTGGGAGATAAGAAACGATCAAGGACAAGCAACAATCAATACAAGTACCATATTTGGAACCGAAAAAAATGATTGGTTGACGGATTTCCCAAATCTTGGAACACTACCACCAATGTATTCTGCACCGTATCAAAACATGTCATTTACAGGATCGGATTACTTTAAAGCAACAAACGGACCGAGTACTGGTTATATATTAAATTATAATAATTTAGGTGAAAGAGATTATTTTTGGCAAAACAATAGTAATCAGGATAAGGCGAATTTTGTTGTTGGTGCACCATATCATTTTTATTTTGGTTTAGGTAAAGGAAAGACCGCATTAAATAGATTTATAACTAAGTATATTATAGGGACAACTTAAAAATGAGAAAACAGGATGAAATAAGAATTGTATTGGGTAATAAGCGTTTTGCTGGATCATCCAATCAACCCGTACAAATACAACTACCACTTATTGGTGAAAGACGTGAAATGGTGCAGGGTGATAGGGCTAACCTAATAAATCTTAGAGATATATTTGATAGTGAAAGACAAAATTCGAGTATCTTTAGACTTAACGGTAAAATTGTTAATATATTTGATAATGTAATATCAGGTAAAACGGATTATACACCATTTAAAAATTACCTTTATTATTTAGATCCTGTCACTTCGATTAATACGGGAGTTTGGAAAGGATTTCCGCAATATGATGAATTTTCAATAATAAGGGATAACACAATACCAGGACATATTACTTTTGTTTCAAAAAGTGCTACTACATATAATTGGATGACTTATGTATCATATGCTTTTAGTAGTACCACAGCACAAACAATGTCTTTTGTTGATGAAGAGTTTAATGTAACAAACGCCAATTTTAATGTTGCCGATGGAATACCATTTGTAATAAAAAACAAAACTCAAAACGGTAAAAATTTGGTTTATTTTTATTGTGCCACTAATCATAATCTACAAGTTGGTCAATATATTAAACTTAATATCACTATAGACGGTAAAGATTTATTCCAAGTATATAGTTTAGGTGATGATACCTATAGATCTGAGTTAAGGGTCTTTACGATTTACAATATGAAATTCACTGATAGTGAAATCATTAATGGAAGGTATGGTAATTTTAAAAGGATTTCAGATATTAATAATAGTGGTGAGACTATGTCAAAATACTATGTTAGACTACATAAAATATTAACAACAAACGACGAGACGTTCTTAACAAAAATGGCATTTGAAAATAATGCGTTTCCTGTTAAAAGAAGGTTAGAGTATTCGGCATTAACACCGAACCAACAACAAAGAATCTCAGTAAAAGATGGGACACAAAGTTACGGTTTCACGGTTAATAAAGATATTGATACGTTTAGTTTGATAGATAATAATGGTAAACCCGTTACAGAACTTTTTATCACAATGGTCAATAGAGGTTATATGGGTTGGTTTAATAAACCACCACAATCATTACAACGGGCATTAGATATAGGTTGGGAATTTAACTTTTTACAAAACAATACAGATCCCTGGTGGAATCATACTTCTACAGATAATAAAGAAAACGTAACGGTTGGTTCGTATCAAAAAAACGGATCCACTTTTTATTATAATAATTTTTTAAATGTTGATGACGTATTAAAAGGTGATTTTTGTGAGTATAATAATATTGAACAACAAGAGTATGTTCTTTCTCCAATATATCATAAGTATTCATATAATCCTGATGTGTTTAATATTGCACAACCCATACCTAACGGGTATCAAGGATTTGCTATTGGTGTGTTTAACTATGTAAATACAATTTTATATCCACCGGGGTATCTATATAAACCACATTATTCTATACCGATAAGAACTTTTAGTGACTACGTTGAAAACGCTTCACTTGAAGAAATTGATAACGCACCGTTTCATGCATATTATTCAAACGTAAACGGTCAATTTTATTGGAGAGACATTTATAATTATGGGTTTGTTGATGGAGATGGTAATGGATTAGATATACCATTTATGAATGATGCTCATTATCCGTTTAAAACAATCAACTTCGTACACTTCCCAACCAAAAGAAACACATCTTTCATTTATAATGAAATAAACCTCCCAACAACAGATACTTGTGAATAATAAATATTTTAGAAAAACAATCACGGATCAGGATCAATATTTAGATATTCCTTTGGAAATCAATTTTGATATGCTTGGAAGAGAAGATGGCGTTGCTAGTTTTGAAAACGAAGTAATTTCTGAAATATTAAACCCAATATCTGATTTTGAAATTACAAAGTTTGCACACTCGGATTGGCAGTTTAATTTTACGATTCAAACACCATTTGGACCTACAAACATAAATTTAGAAGGGACGAATGTTAATTACGAGTTTTATTTTTTTGATTATTTAACAGGTGTGACCGCATCAACAACAACAAATTGGGCAACAGATTATGAAAATGCAACATTTACTGATAGTGAAATTTATTATTTTGCAAATTCATTTAAAGGTAGTTTTTTCAAATTAGATTTTTATGACTCACCACAAAATGAAAACCAATCAATATTGTTGAGTGTCATTTTACCAACACAACAAGGACTAAAAGAGCCTGGTACAATTGGACCACCATTAAATCAAACGAGTGTTTTAGTTAAAAAACCAAATTTTGTATTAGACTATACAGGTGCCGATAAAGAAGGGTTTTATATATATTGGTTAAAAGATGAGGAATATTTAAAGATCACCGAATTTTATGTGAGCGCTAAATTTTTTAACGCAAAGACGGGTCAGTTTGTGAGAATGATGAATAGACCACAATCTACATTTATTGGACAAAATATGTTTAATTTAGATAAACCTCTATTCTTTTATTACAAATATGTGATAGATTATACTACAAACGAGTACCAAGTTTATACATATAATAATAATTTTCAAAACGCACAAAGAGTCGGAACAGGTAATTCACCTATAAAATGGTACGAATATGTTAATCCATAATGGAATCAGAAAGAATAAATATAGTAATATCACCTGAAGTATTAAGTGGGGATATTTTTAATATCACATATGATGGGATCACTTTTGGTTCTTATTCTGGTCTTTCACAAGTTTTAAGTGGAGGAACCAATGGTAACTCATTATTGACAGGTTTAACAATACCCGTTTTATTTACTCAATCATATAACGATATTGGGTATTATAGTACGTTTGACGGATTACTCAACCAACAGGATGTTATTACAAATTTTGTAATTTCAGGAAGTCCAGCAACACCATATAAAGTAAAACTATATAACAGTGCGGGATACACATATAATAGTTTTTTAGAATTGGCGCAATATAAAGTTGATTGGGGAGACGGATTGGAGAGTCAATATTTAAGTGTTAATGAAAGTAGTTTAGAACACACATACTCACAGACACCACAGACATATACAATAAAAATGGTTCAAAATAATCCGTGGGGATTTACTGAAATAAAAAAAACGTTTTCATTACCTTTTACCGGAGTAACAATTGATAATCAATTAGGGAATATAACATTTACACAACAAGGAGGTCAGTGGTCAGGTATCCCTATCAGTTATGACTATATCTTTACGGGTGATAGTGAGAATAATATACAATCACAAATCTCAAGCACTTACACACCAGTCCCATTTTTGGTTTCTGGATATACAAATTCTAGATTACCGTTACTTAGAAGATGGGGACCAAATCCATACACCGTTGGTTTTGTTTTACAACCAATAAGTGGGGTTATGGGGTATATTACCGAAATCAATACGACATATACCGCATATACTCTTAATGAAATTAATTACGTCGATTTCAATAACGGCAAAACTTTATTTTTAGTAAATTCTTCAGGTTTAACCGCAAATGATATTGTGGTTTCTGCAATAACAAAAGATGAAATCCTTTTGGATTTTGTAATGGATCCTGAAATACAATCTGACGTATACGTTGAGAGAGGGAAATATAGTGCGGTTGAGGGTCTACAAAGACTTGGTGAAGTTGATAATTTGGGCGATTTAATAAGATACGGTTATGGTTATTTTAAAATAAATAACACATAAAAAACAATATAAACTCTATTTATAAATAAAAAATGGCATTAGGAACATACGGAACGGTCAGACCTGCAGATGTGTCACCACAAGACGTTGACATCATTTTGAATTACACTCCATCAAGAGACGTAACAAATAATTTTGTTTTAAAAAAATTAAATAGTGCAAATATTTTAACACCATATTTTCATAATTCACAAACAGGTGGTGTTAACGGTAAAGAAATTTTAGGTGGGTTATATAATCTAAGATTACCGGCAAATGAATTTAACCAAATAGGAATATACACTTTATATATAAGACCTGCAGAAATAAGAACAACAATAACTGATTGTGGGGTCTTATCTTCATTACCAAACGTAAAAGGAATTGTAATCGATTTAAATGATGTCCCTGCTGAATATAGAAATAAATTTACTGCACAAGGTTTAGTTGGTTTTAGAGTTGAATATTTAAATAGTGATGGAACTAAAATACCTAATTTTTATAGAATTATAACTTCTTCGTTTTATTGTGAACCGATAGTAACAGATCAAACAAACACATCACAAAAATCTATCAGATATAGATATTTAGATAGTGGAAGTGATTTATTATTTTGCACATTATCGCCATCGGCATCACCAACGAACAAACCAACGGCAACTCCATTTATTGGACAACCAAATCAAGAAATCATTATTAGTAATACATATTTCAACCCATTTACAATTGATATACAAATTGCTGAACACGATATTGATACATTAGCAATCGCTCTTTATGGTAATCAGACTAAAAGTATTGAGGATGGTATATATACTCTTTATGATAGCGCTGGAAATATTTATAAACAATACAACTTGTTTGAAGTGAGAGACACATTCAACGAATTACTATACGAGGTAAGACAAGATAGAGGGTTGAATATTGATTTTAGTAAAAACTTTACAAATATTATTAGTTAATGGCTAAAACAAAATTCATATGTCCAACACCACCACCTGTAGGTTCGGGTACTTTCTCTGACGATTTAGTTGGGGTGCAACTTGTTAGTGGAGGTGGGTTAACTCTCGGTAATTTTCAATTTACAAGATCAGTATATGAAAAAGTTAATAGAACCTTTAGTACTGGTATATTTTCAGACCCATTCAATTTAGAAAATTTAAACATTGATAGTTTAGAAGAATCAAAAAAAATAATAGAAAAAAACTTTAAGGTTTACCCTAATTTTGATTTATCACAGATAACAAGTTTTTCTTTATATGGATCATTAAGTAAAAGAATTTCATCATCAATTAATAAGATAATTAATTATTTTCCTGCGGCTATTGAAGTAAACTCGGCAAATTTAATTTTTCAAACGGGTAATACGGCATTTAATGTTTCTTATGATATTATAGATAATGAAACAACTTTTGAAATGGACTCTAATTTTTTTAGAAACCCATTCGATATTGATTTTTCAGTAAACGCTAAAATTAATGTAAAAAATAGACCAATAACCGTTTCTAAATATCGAGACTTAACATCCAACTATCAAGACTTTTCTGTTTTTGTTGGTGGGATTAGTGATGAGTATAAGATATTAGATTTGGTCCCTACAAATTCAGTTACCGGTGGTACCGTTACGGTTACGGTGGAGGGTAAACCATTTTCATCAACAACCAGCACACAATCATTAATAATAAAACCTAACAGTCTATTAACTGAAAAAATATTTCAAG